GCAGTTGTAGCAGTTGTTGCAAATGATGATGTGGTTGCAAATGAAGCAGTACCATAAAATTGTGCATTTTCCCAATCTAGTGATACATTTCCAACGCTATCGTAAGCTTGTCTATTTCCCCAATCTAGTGATGTATTTGTATTGCTATCGTAAGCTGCTCTGTTTTCCCAATCTATTGATGTATTTCCAGCGGTATCTACCAATACACCATTTGCCCATTGAACTCGAACCGTACCATTGGTATCAAATAAAACCGGTTTGCCACCACCAATTGTACCTAATGTATCAATGCCACCTATAGACCCGGATGCAAATATAGATCCTGTGATTATTACATCTTGTGTGAGTGGATTAACATATGAAGCTGTTGAAGCAAAAGATGCAGTTGTTGCAGTTGTAGCACTTGTAGCAAATGAAGCAGTACCTAAAAGTGAACCAGTTAATGAACCAGATGCTCTTAAAGCTAAACTTGAGGTTAAGGATGTAGTAGCAAATGAAGCGCTTATAGCATTAGTTGAGTAGGAAGAAGTACCTGTTAAGGTACCAGTAAAAGATCCAGTAAATGAACCTGTATTGTATGATCCACTAAATATTTCAAAACTTGAACTTAAATTAGCTATACTTGCACTTAAAGAAGCTGTAGCTGCGTTTAATTCTGCGTCAGTTGCAAAAGATACATCAAGCGATGAGCTAAAACTCTCTAAATTAATTATACGTGTAGAAAATGAACCACTAGTTGTTACAAAACTACCTGAAAGTGATGAAATACTTGAACTAAATGATGCACTATCTGTATAATATGATGCAGTAAAAGTATTGAATGATGATGTAGTTACTAAAGAACCTGTATTGATATTATTTGACCCAGTGATGGTAAATAAGGATCCAGTTCCATCATATATATCAGTACCATCAGTTTGAAGAACTCTATGGTATGTTGTTTCTATATTTTGACCTGTAAAATCAAAAGGTCCGGCCATAACTTATTTTTAAATTAATGTGTGAATAATGCCTTCTATTATTTTATTTTTTTCACCGTCACTAATTTTATTTATTTTTAGATAAGAAGCTATAATATTATTTAATTTATCTTTACTTTTAGACATATTATTTATATTAATGTTTTCTTTTATAAGCATTTTAGATAAATTTTGAATATGATCACCTACTTTAATGTTTTTAATGGTAATTCCCATTTTATTTTCTGTAAGTGTATTTTTATTTGCTTGAGATTTTACTTCCACGGTTACTTTTTTAGCAGTTTCTACTTCAAAATTAGATTCCCATGGTGTAAAATACATATCATCTGCTATAACTTCAAGCCTTATTTTACCTTTTGTTGATTCTTCTAAAAGATTTTTTAATTTACGAATAGGAACAGTACATTTTCCATTAGAATCAATGGTTCCTTTAAATAAAAGATTTAAATCATCTGCTTCTACTATTAAACGAACTTTACTGTTTTTAACTGATGCTCCCTCTAATGATATAGAACACTCAAAAAGTTCTTGTTTATCTGTGTATAAAGTATACATTATTTGTTAATTTTTACGTCTATTCCTAGTACTTCTTTAGCGACTAGTTTTATGTCTTTAATAAATATTTTAGTTTTATGTACTTCTTTAGTTTCTTGGTACTCTTTTCCTTGAACTTTACAAAGTAATTTAATAAACTGTTTTTTCTTTTTAGGATTTTGGTTTAAATATTCTTCATAACTGCCTCCTCCTTGGATAACTCCAATAATTTCAATTACTAAAGCACAATCATCCCATAAATTAGTTCCTATTACTTGTTCATTTGGAGGATATACATTTCCATCTGTTGGATTAACAGCATCCCAGTTAAAATTAGCATTATTCCATTGAAAAGGTATTCTTGTTGACATTAAATTTATATACGAAATGATTTAAGTATTAACAACAATTAATGTAAATAAATTTTATTTATTATAACTATAATTATCCTCTGAATGATTTGTAGACTTCAAGAATATCGTCTACTATTGGATGTCTATGATTTTTTTCTAAGGTTATTACATTAAATCCAGGTACTTCTTTCATATGTTTACATATGACATCAAATCCAGATGTTTTTTTATCTTTTAAATCAATTTGAGAATTATCTCCACAAAATATCATTTTACTACCTGAACATATACGGGTTAAAAGGAGTTCAGTTTGGTTATCTGTTAAGTTTTGGGCTTCGTCTACTACAACTAAACAATTTGTAAAGTTTCTACCTCGCATAAATGATACAGGTACAATTTCAATTTCACCTTCAGATATACATTTTTCAATTTTTTCTTTACTATACAAACGATGCATATTTTCATAAACAGGAGCAGTAAATGGAGCTAATTTTTCATTAACATCACCAGGTAAAAAACCAATGTCTTGACCGGCAACAACTGTAGGGCGAGTAATTACTATTTTTTCTATATCTTTATTAAATAATAAATCTAGAGCAATATTGGCTGCTAGTAATGATTTTCCAGATCCTGCTTTACCACGTAAAACTGTTACAATATCATTTAATATTTGGGATTTAGCAATTTTTTGTTCTTCGTTTAATGAAATATTAAACTTAATAGGACCTTTTGGTTTTCTTTTTGCTTTAAAAACATCTTGTGCTTTAGGAGTGCGATTGTAATCTGTCATATAACTATATTTCTCTAATAAATATAACTGAAAATAAAAAAGCCCCGCTTTTAGCGAGGCTTTTATTTTCAGTTAATTGTTATTCTTATAGAACATGTAAATCATTAACAAAGATACGACCATAAAATTCAGGACGAATCATTTTCTTAGCATAACGAGTCAATAAACCTTTTCTTGGTGTAAAGGTTTCTGGATCGTACACTAATGGAGTCATGATAAGTGGAACATATGGAGCAAATACAGCACCTGTTTCAAGGAATTGAGATCCTCTATAACCCATCAAAATTACATTTTCAGTCATGTATGGATTTTTGTATACTGTATAACGGTTGTTTAAATTACCTGATTTTTGGATACCAAATGCATAGCTTGCTTTTGCTGCATCACCATCAGAAGTTGAAGCAAATCCTGGGATTGATTCAAGGATAGTTGCTACACTTGGAGAACATACTAGGAAGTTTGCACCACCACGTAATGTTTTTTGGTGAATTTTGTTAGAAACTTTTTGCATTTTAGTTCCTAAAGTTTGGAACCACTGGCCTTGTGTATTATAGAAATTAGCATTATCATAATTAGTTTTAGCAGCATTCAATACACGATTATTAACAGCATACCAGTATTCATCTGCTGCAGAAGCATCTTGGATCAACATATCTAAGTTTTCTAGATCAATTTCTAGAGCGATATACTCAGACATAATTGAAGTCAATTCAGCTTCAGCATCTAATGATTGGTAAGCATTCAAATCTTGAGCAAATTCTGGTGTCCATTGTGCTTTCAATTTTCTTGTTTTAGCAACAATAGCTTCAGATTTCATTTTAATATCAATTTGTGGAATAGCTAATGCATCAGCAGCTGTTGATTCAGCATTTGCATATCCAGCACCACTATTATCTTCAAAATCACCACGTTTGTTATCAACTGGTTGAGCGTTGTAGAATAATGTACGGGATGCATTTCCATTTATTGTGTTTGAATTAAAGATAAATTTCACATCACCAGCTGCAGTATAAGTAGTATATTGTGGTAACAAATTAGCAACAGTAGCACCATTATCTGTTAAAGCAAACGCACGAACACCTTTAGTATCAATTGAATGAGACAATGCTGCAATATTAGCAGCAGATACAGTAATTGATGAAAGAGTAGCTAATGCTGCTGAACCTGAGTATGTTGAATTGTATTCAACATCAACCCAATCTACTGAACCAGTAGCAATTGTAAATGATTGTGAAAATTGGTTGATTGAATAAGCAAATCTACCAGCACCATACAAACCGTTAGTAGGGTCTGCACCATTAGCCGGGTTAGTATCACCATACATAGAAGCATTATCATCATAAACATTTCCAGCAGGTCCAAAGTTTCCGATAGGAGCAACTTTATCTTGTCCATATTGGAAATCTAGGAAAAATACTAGACCTGAAGGTAGGTTCATTGGTTGTACTGACATGAATTCTTTAGTTGATAAAGAACCAAATACTTTACGTACCAATGGAAGAGCTACACCAGCCCATTGCTCACCTTGTCCAGCTGTAAAAGTACCAGTACCGGCACCACCAGTTGTCATAGAAGATTGCTCAACAACAAGTTGTTTTGCTTGGTTTTCGAGGATCAAAGCCATGTTGTTTTTTTCAACTTCGCTTCCTAATCCTTCTAATAGGCCTGTTTTAGCCCATTTGCTCGCCATACGTGCAGCATCACTTTGCATGTTTCTCCACCCGTTGGCTGAGCTTTCTAAAAGAGAATTAATACTTGACATTTTTGTTTTTTTTAGTTTTTAAATTAGTTAATTAAATTAATCCAGCCAATTTTTGCATTCTTTTAAATACATCGTTTGACTCTACGATTGGTTGTTTTGCGGTAGGAGTAACAGTTGATTTTGAAGCTCTACCTAGGTTTTCTTTAATGATTTCTTTTTTAACTTTAATACCCTCGTTTAAAGTTTCATATACCATTTTTACTTCACCTACGTTTTTAGCTTTGTCAAATGAACTTAATACTTTTACCTTTTGATTTTCGTTTAAGTTTTTAGCTTTGAAGATTTTGTTTGAGTAGAGTAACTTAGCGTTCAGTAAATTGATTTCGTTAATTTCTGTTTTTAAAGTTTCAATTGTAGAATAAGCTTCTTCAAGTTCTTTTTTTATTTCTTCAGATTCATTAGTTGACATATCAATACCACCTCTACCGTCTGGACCAAAAGTTGTGGGTACTGGGGAATATGGAGTACCGTTAAGGGCTGTTGTAACTATGTTTTGAAGATCTTTTAAAGGGGCACCGACTAATGGATTTTTAGGTCCTCTTGTATCGTTCGTTGTATAGTTTAAGAAATCCTTTATATCTTCTTTTGTGATATATTTTTTAAGGTCCTCTCGAGCCTCAGCATTATTTGGATTTTTATCAAGATTATTAACAATATTCTTAGCAACTTTTTTATCTACTTTTTTTTCATCAATTAAATAATTTAGCAAATTATTTATTTTAAAAAATCCAAATACTTCATTAGTTTCTTCCTTTTTTTCGTACACTTCTTCTTCCATTTCTTCAATTTCTCTTAAAAGTTCTGCTAAATCTACTTCTTCCTCTTCTTCAGCACCCATTTCCATTTCTTCACCTTCTTCTTCACCTTCGAATTCAGGTCCTGCTTCTAACTCACCGTCTTTAATCATTTGTGCGATTACGTCTTCAATCATTTCCTTAATTTCATCGTCTGAAAGGTCTTCCATTTCCATGTCACCTTCTTCGCCTTCTTCCTCTTCACCTTCTTTTTCGCCTTCTTCTTCAGCTTCATAAAGATTTTCTTCTACATCATCATCTTCTTCTAATTCTAGCTCTGCTAAAAGCTCTTCCAAATCAACTTCCATCGTGTCTTTTTTTACTTCTTCCATTTCCGTGTATTCAGCTTCATTCGTTTCTTCTACGTCTTTAGCTTCTTCTATTTCCATTTCTTGAAGTTTCAAAGATAACATTGATTTAAGTTGAGGTGTAAAGGCTTCTTCTAGAGCTGCTTTTGCGTTTGCTATTGCCATTTCTTTTACAGCTTTAGCTTCAGCGATTGCTTCTTTGAGCATTTCTCTGTTTTTTGCCATTTTTCCTAAATTTTTTGTTGGGAAAGTACGTTTATTTATCAAACGTAATAGAATTTCATTAATATAATGCTACATAGTTATGAGGGGCAGCATATTCACGTTATATATATGTGGGGGGGATGGAAAAATTACAAAAAATAAAAAAAGCTCTCAAAAAGAAAGCAATTTTTCACCGGTTTGTATATTTTAAAATATCGGGCATGTGCCTTTTGCACACAAAATCTCAGTTAAAATTGAATTTGTACGTGCATATGGATCTAAATATGTTGTTCTTGATTCGTTTAATTGGCCATTTTTCATCCATGAATCAGGGTTTGAAGGATTAGAAACTAGATCCCAAGTTAATAATTCAAAGTCATCTTGTACTTCCATTGTTTCACCCATTTGTTTGAGGGAACCCATTCCACGAGAAGAAATACCAATTGTTAAACCATTATTAACTAAAGCACCCGCTATACGACCAGATACTGTTCCTTTTGGTCCTGGGTCTGAAAAGATTTCAACTGTTCCCCATATTTCATCTCCATCCCACCACATTTTTCTAATGGCATGGGATGCATTTTTTAAATTTATAACTTGAGAATCAGGGTGATCTAATTCACCACATGTTTCTGTTGTTTTTTGGTTTATTTTTTGTTGGAAATTGTCAATTTCACGTTCCCACAACTCACGTTTGTAGTATCTTCCGTTACCGTTTTTAACCTCCACGGTAGCTAAAATACCTTCAACAAAGATATTTCCATTACCTTTTAATCCTTCTAAAAGGCGAACAGGTTGGGGAACAAAATGTCTGGTTTCTATTAAGAGTTGCTTATTCATGATTTAATATTCTTCAGATTCTTCAGGATCTTCTTCAAAAAGTTTTGTTTTAGATATTTTATCTGCTAAAGCTTGAATACTTTTTATTGATGCTTCAGCAGCATCTAATTCTTTAGGATCTAAATCTCCTTCAGCTTCTTCAATTGGTTCATCTTCATCAATGATTTCTTTTTTCTTACCTTTAGTTTTGCTAAGCATTTTTTCAACCTTAGATTTTGCTTTTTCTAAAGCTTTAATATCTTTTTCAAGTTCTTTAACTTTTTTCTTGTCAGTTAAAGCTTTCATATCTTCATCCTCGTCTAATTTACTAAGTTTAGATTTACGACTATCAATTAAAGCATCAATTTTATCTAGTTTAGATTGTAGAACTTCATGTTCTGCTTCTTTATTAATATCAGCTAAATCTTTTTCTACACCTTCACGTAAAATTTCTTCCATTGGTTTTTGGTACTTTGGATTTGGAGTTTTAAATGAAAGCCTTTCATCTCTTCCTACATTAACATTATTTAAAACAGTATAATTGTCTATAGTTCCTTCTTTTGTAGGAAGATTAATTTTACCCCCAATATTATTAGCAGTATTTAAAAAACTTGCAAACATTGAATTTATATCATATGGTAATGTTTCTAAATTTTTAGAAACTAATAATGTAGAGCGAATAGCTATACCTGTAATTTCTTCTGGGTTTTTGGGGTTTCTTAAAAGTCTTAGATCTTGGTTTTTTTTCATTAATTTTTCAGTCGAAGCTGTTAAATATACAGTAAGAAAAGGTTGTGGATCTCTTTCTTCTCTTTCTTTATCACTTACTTGTGGGCGAATATTTACTAATTGATATGCTTCTTCTAATTCAGCATCAATCATTTCTTGAATAGCTTTACGTAATGAAATTTCTTCAAGTGATTCACCTGCTTCTTTTCTACGTTTAAGTTCTTCTTCACGTTTTTGTTTTAATTTAGCTTTAATTTGCTCTTCCGATGGTTTTGTTTTACTTGAAGGTTCTTTAATTTGTTTTTCAAGGCTTGTTTTAATTTCACCTCTTTCTTCTTTACCTTCACTCAAATTACCATATCCAGATGAAGCATATTTTCCTTTAGGTTCTTTTGGAGTACCTAAACCAGGATGTTCAGTCACATATCCTAAATCTTTAACACCAAATTGACCATCTTTTGTATAGTGAATTGGGTCTTTTGCTAAATTTTTCAATACAATGTCTTTTAATTGTTGCATTGTTTTATCAGCATTTTTAGGATCTTTCATTTCAGCGTAATATCCCATCATGATTTGATCAAATATCAAATTATCTGGGTTTTTATCGTCTGAATAGTCAAAGTTTTTTTCAAGATCTTTTTCTACAGGTTTAGAGACTTTTTTCTCTTCTGCTTTTACTTTCTCGTCTTCATTTTCTTTTGCTTTTCTAGCTTCAGCCAAAAATGCCTCAAATGCCGTTTCGTAAGATTCTTTTTTTCTTGGTTCATATCCAGCAACAGCAGTTAAACCAATTACATTTTCTGAGATAATGTTTTTGGTTTTAAGAGAAGCAGCAGCTTCCTCAAATGTAGCAGAATTTGGTACAATATGGGGAAAATTACGTTTAGCATCTGCAAGGAAAACACCTTTATGTCCTTTACCCTCTTTAATTAATAAATACTGATCTTGTAATGTTTTTTTCATTGTTTTTGTTTTAATAAATCTACTGCTTTTTGAATATATGCTAAAACCATTGAAGACGGTTTATAGATATCATACGATCCCGGGTTAGCAGCGTAATATTCTATAGTTTCGTTTTTTGCGTTTGATATAAGTGGAGATAATTGTTTAAGTAAACTTTCAACTTGATCAAATTCTTTAACTCTATCATCTTGAAATTTATCTGCTCCAGTTTTTTCCTTTTCTTCTTCCCACAATTTTTTAATATCGTAAGATTTAGGTTTAATATTAGAAACAGGTTTAAATCCTAACTTATAATAATAAATATTTTTATTTTTATTAAAAGCAGGTTTCGTAGCCATTCCAATTCCTTCTCCAGATGTAGCAGTAGCACCACCTATATTAGTAGCACTCATTTCTTTGAGTTTTTTACGGACTATTTCCTTTAACTTATCCATTTACAGTTTCTAATTCATTAATTAAATCACAGTATTGCAATAAATCAACTAAATCATTATCTGTTATTTTAGCATTTTTTACTGGGGGAGTAATTATAGATATAATTTCGTCAATTTTAATTTTAGTAACTGGGTTTTGGGTCTTTTTATTTAGGGTTTTTAATTCAGTTTTAATTTCGTTTATTTTAGTGGTATAAAATTCTTTTAAACGAGAAGTATTGTCTACTGAATTTATGTATTCTTTAAGAATGATTTTTTGGTTAAGATTCAGATTGTCATATTTATTATTGAATTTCTCCATTAATATTTTATATGTAAGAAATTTAACATCTTTATCAGAATTTTTTATTTCTTCTAGTACTTCATCTCTTACAATATTTTCTTTAATTTGAGCAGCTGTTAAATGTTCAAGTATAGTAACTTTATTTATAATGGTTTGTTCAGGATCAATAGAAACTTGAGAGTGTGTTATTTCTAATAATGTATAAAAAGCAGCATATGCTTTATAATTAGGTAATTTATGATTAAAAAATATGTTTAAATCATAATTTTTTTGGATTTCAGAAATTAAATTATATTTTTGTCTTTTAAGTATTCCTCTATTTAGAGTTTTAGAAGAATCTATTAATGTAGAAATCACAATATTAGCTTTTGCTTCAGTTAATGTAGTTTTTTTTAATAGTGTTTCATATAATTTATACTCACGTCCTAATTCTGTTTTAACAAAATATTTTTTAAGTATATCTTTTGCTAAAGAATCTTTCCCTTCTAACGTATCTGTAGTGATTTGACGAACTAAAAGTTCAAAAAGTATACCAGTGTTTTTATACTTTGAATGTTTTATTTGCATTCTAATATTTGTTTATTTATAAATATGTAAAAAATTATTACTCTCGTATTTGTGATTCATCTAATAATGAATTTCCTTTAACATCCGATTCAAAAATCATTTGTTTCTTTTGATTTTTAATATTATTGAAAGCATACACGTTTTTATTTCGTTTTGATTTAGTTTCTAATGCTAAAGGAGATCCACCTTTGTATTGAGGTTTGATAGAATCTGATTCATCGTTGTCTTGAGTTACACCTGCTGTACCAATTCTATCTTTGCCAAAAGCATTGTCTTGTGTATTTCTATCAGTTACATTTTCTTTTGGTCTTCCTAGAGGTTCTTTTTCATCATATCCTTCAGGTACTTCTCCACTTTCATATCTTTGTCTTCCATATAAAGAGGCTAAATCATGTGGTGTACCATAAGATTTACCTGTTTCAAGTGGATCGTTTCCTTCATTTTCAACTTGGGTTAAACGGAATTTACGTTTAGCATCTTGAAGAACTAAGTCTCTGTATTCATCATATTGATCCTCACTCATATGGAATAATTTTTCATATATAAAGTCAGTAGGGAATATTTTAGCTTCAATCATACTTTTTGCTACTTCTATTTTTTCTTTCATTAATGCTAATCTTTCTTGATCATATATTATTGAAGGAGTAGTTAATGAAAGTTCAAAATTTGTTAGACTTTCATCAGTATAACCTTGAGCATATAAATGAACTAAAGCAATTTTAGTTAATTCAGATATTATAATGCGTTGAATACGTTCAATTGTACGAGCAAATCTGATATCTTCAGCTGCTAATGTTGCTTTGCCAGTTAAATCTTTTTCATAACCCATAAATGCTTTTGGAACTTTAAGAGCAGCAAATAATTTATCTCTTAAATACTCAACATCTTGAATACCATCGTATTGCAGACCACCTAAATTATCTATTTTAGTTGCTTGGTCAGTGCCTCTTACTGGGATGTAAAAATCCTCAAGTAAATTTTGCATGTTATACTTTAAGTTATAGTCGCCTGTTTGTTGATCAATATATGGAGTACGTTTCATTTTAGAAATCGTTTTCTGCATAAAATTTTCTACTTCAGCAGGTGCAATATTTCCAACATTAATGTAAAATATACGTTTTTCAGGTGCTCTAACTATACGATGAATTAACATTGCATCTTCCATCATCGTGTATTGTTTAAATAACTTACGAGCAGGCTCTAAATATGATCTGCCATAAGGTAAAAAATTAGTATCTGTTAATAAACGGAAATGAGCCATTTCATAATTGTCAAAGAAAATATCTTTTGCGTGATTTCCTGAGTTAGGCACATTGTAATATCCGTAATCTGAAGGGGAAGAAATACCATCTGGATCAAATTTAAATCTTACAGACATAGGGTGATCTTTATCGTATCCATCTTGTCTTTCAATATGAAATGCATTATATGGTATAACATTATATACACCAAATTTTTCAGCAATTTCTAGTTTTAAAAAGAAATCACCATATTTCAACATATTGCGAACCCAAGGCCATAAATTAAATTCTACATTTAATACATCGTAAAATAAATTGTATAAGATTTTTTGAATATCTTCATCAGATGATTTAATCTGTAATACTTCACCCATATCATTACGTAAAGTACTTTCATCAGCTATAATGTCTAAAGCAGAGGCGACAATAGCATCTGTATCCATTGAGTCATATTCAGAATAAAGCGTAGGGCGTAATGTTTGATAATTAAAGCTACTTTGGTATCCATATATTGATGTGTGAGAGTTAGTGTAAATTCTGTTAAATCTATCTACTAGAGCATTTGTTTCATATTCACCCGAGATTTGGATTTTATTAATATCAATTAATTTGAGTTGGGTTCCTCCTTCATTACGGATAATTACATCTGTTGAAAATAATCTTTTTAGTCTTGAAAATAATCTAGTATCTGCCATTTTTTATTTATTATATCAACCAAGAAATATCTTCTTGATCATTTGAATAAGGATTATCTATTTTGAATGGGTTATTGTGATATTTATTTGGTTGTTGGTTTGAATAACCCCCTGAGTATCCGTAATTATGAGTACTTATATTGTTAAGCATACTTTTAGTCATTTCCATTCCATTCTGTCTTAATTTAAAAGCTGTATCTCTTAAAAAACATCCAATAGAAGCTGCCATAATTAGGTCATCATTATATCCTGGTTGTGCTTCTGGTCGTCCGTTTCTCCATATAAATACTTTCATCTCCTCCAGAAGTCGAATTGATTGAATAGTAATACCTTTATCTCTGATTGCTTCTTGAAATTTACCAATTGATATAGGTCTAGTAGCAGAAGACATTGTAAAACCAGGAGTCATTTTACTATGGTCCATGTAAGGATCAAAATAAGTATCAACTGTTAAAGCATTTCCTTTAGGAGAATAATACAAATTATGGTATCCTCTATCCATAATTGTTTGAATAGTTGACCAAGCTATACTTGAATTTTCTGGGGCTAATAAAGCATTGTTGTATTCTGTTGCAATTCCAACTAACAAATGGCCAAAATCTTTTGTACTAATTTGCCCTTTATATTCACCTACTTGGCTATACGTTTCTATATCCCATATATGAAATGTAGAATAATCAGCTCCATCTCCTCTAGCAACATCAGCTGTTATTAAATAATTACGAGAATAATCTACTGGTTCCCAAATCCATAAATTTTGGTCAACTCCACGTTTTTCAAGTGGTTCTTTTATAAAAGATTTTTCATAAAAATCAATATCATCAGATAAAAATACAGTATCACCTGAGGTGCTAAAATCACAATCACATTCTTGGGCTGCCATTTTAGGTCCTAGATCAGCATCTTGTTGATCTCTCCATGTTTGGTCTCTTTCAGGATGTACGTTCCATGGTAATCTAATAGGTAAAAAACTATTTTCACCCATTTCTGCAGCAATCCATGTTTTATGGAACCAATTACCTGTACCATAAGGTGTAGATAATGCAATACAACCTCCACCAGTAGCTAAAGTTTGTTGAGCTGAGGCCCATATTTCACCTATATTATATATAAAAGCTGCTTCGTCTATTAATAATAAAGAAACTGCTTCTGAACGACCTGCATCACTTGATGCTGAAGTAGCTTTAATTTGGGAACCGTTTGGTAGTCGAAGTGTTAATTTGTTTGCTTCATCAGGTTTAGTTGGAAACTTTAGCCAAGAAGGTAAATTATCATACATAAACTTAACCTTTGTAACCATATTTTTTGCAGTATCTTGTTTAGTTGCAATACAAAGTACATTTTTATCTTGATAAAACATCATCAACCATAACGAATATCCTGCTGTTAAGGTTGAAATCCCTAACTGTCTAGATTTTAAAACCATTGAATATGGGTTTTCTTGAAATAATGTTAAAACTCTTTCTTGAAATGGGTATAGATTAAATTGAATCCGGCCACGTTTTGGATGTTGAATATAGCAATATTTTTTCATAAAATATGCTGGTGAGGCAGCACATTTAATATATTCTTCTCGTATTGCTTGTTTCAGTTCGCTAGCCATATTACTTAACTAAAGATAATGTAAGTAAAGAGATTAACACTCCCACGAACCCTCCACCAAGCCATTTAACACCTGTTTTAAGATTTTTGTTTTCTCTTTTAAAACTTTCAACATCTTTTTCTAAACCAGTAATTATACTGGTTTGTTTTTGTTTAAGCTCATTAAAAGTAGCTACTTGTTTTATACAAGTACTATCTTTTTTAATATAATCATTTATGACACTATCTTTTTCAACTATAGTCTCATTTAGTTGCAAAACCAATTTTTGAGTTTTTTGCAATTCAGCTTTTGCTGAATCACCTTTAACTAAATCTGCAGCTATTTTTTGAGCGGTTTTATGGTCAAAGCAAATTTTATTTATATCGCTTTGAGAAAAAATCGTCAAGTTGCTGTGGAGTATAATTAAGAATATCCCTAATTTTTTTACCATAATATTCACGTACATCTGCTATTTCTTTATTTGTATTACTTATTTCATTGTTTAGTGAATCAATTCTATTTTGGTGGAATAAAATGGATTTATCTAATTCAAGTTGGTGTTTTTGTAAATTTACTAATACATTATTTAAACTATCAATTTCTTGTTTTTGTTTATCGTATTTTGATAAATCTACTTTAGTAGGTTTAAGTAATAACCATAACAGGAGTAAAATGATCGCACCTAAAATTAGGTGCGATACATTTAAAGTTATGGATTTATCTTTTACCATTAAATATTAACTTGTTTAGCTTGATTGTATTTTTTAATAATATCTTGTTTAGATTTTAACCAAGCCATAGCTTCTTTATCTCCCTCTTTTGCTTTTGCAATTTTATTTTTTAATTCTGGTTCAACTTCAGATTTATACTGTTTAACTAGTTCATCTTTGCCTCTAGCAGCTTTTTCTATTTCAATATCTCCTGCTGGGGCTTTTTCTGTATCAAAAGTATCTTCATCTTCATCTTTATAGTAAGTGTCTTCTACTTCTTCGTCTGAATATGATACATCATCAAATCCATCATCTCCTGGTGTGCGAGTAGCTGTTTTAGTTCCTGCTGGTCTTCCTCGTTGTCCTGTTGAAGGTGCTTTTTCTGGTTTGTTTGGGTCTGCTTTTCTACCACGTTGTCCTGGGGTTACTAAACCTAAAGATTTTAATATAGCATTGTTAGTTTGATTGTCTTGTAATTTACTTCCAGAATCGTCAAATTCTATTTGTTTTTCTAGAGCATGTTTAACTCGAACATCTTGTTTTTTACCTGAGATTTGTTGACGGATGTCTTTTAAAAGACCTTTAAGATCTTCTTTTTCCATTTTAGTTACATCTGATTTAGATAAACCTCTATCTCTTAGTACTCTATCAACAATTTCATCTGTAGCCGTTTGTAATGTATCTTCTTCACCATATTTTGCTGCTACTTGTTGATCAAATCGGCCACCAAAATCAGGTTTTTCATTTAACGCAAAAGCAATTTCTTCACGTACTATTTCGAGTAAACGGGTTTTTTTCATTTTAGTATATTTTTATTTATAAATATTATGAGAATAACGTCTGTTTAACTTTCTGTACTCTTTCCTCAACACTACCCGTTAATTTAACTATTCTTTGATTTTTATGACCATATTTATTTAATAAACTTTTAATTTCTTTGTCAACATCTTTTCTATATTCTGCATCTGTTGTTCTAACACCATTATCTTCTATTTCAACTCCTTTAGGTGAAATGTAAAATATGTAATCATATTCTTTAATTAAATGTGATGCTGCTTGACAAATTTCATCTGCTATGTAATATGGTATTGATTCAGCTAAACGTGTAAAAGCCATAACATCTACAACTGTTCTATCAGTAATGATATTACTATAAAATAATTCAGAGGCACGTTCAGCTAAAAATACAAATTGACCTTTTAATGTTGAATCTGTATTTAATGGGATGCCTAAATCACGTAAATATTTTGAACGTTCTGTTTTAAATTCATATTCTTTAAATTCTGGTAGTTCTCTTAAAGCATTAACTATTGTAGTTTTACCTACACTCATTGTTCCACAAAATCCTATTTTCATAACTTTAATATATTAATTAATTTTTATATTTCCAAATAAATCCATAAGCTGTTTTTTGTAAGTCCTTAAGGCATTTTCTAATTGGTTCACCTTGGTTTCCTTTTAATTCAAAACCAGCTTGTCTAATACTAGGCCATTCTTGGATAAAGTTTCCTTGAAGATCAAATTGCAATATGTGATCTCCAGTCCAGTCTACTTTTCTTCCTTTTAACTTTTGGGAGATTTTTTTATTTCTTTCACTTCCCTGGGTGTAATGTTTTTGGTTTGAAATAAATGATTTTTTACCTGCATCTTTATGGTTTCGGTTTTGTTTTATTTTATCCCCAAATCCTGGTGGTTTAGGTAGACCTTTTAATTTTAATGATTGTTTTAATCTTGTTTTTTTAGTTACTATAACTCCTTGTTTTCCTCCTTGCCCTCCAAGGCTTTTATTTACTAATATTCCATCAATTTCATATCTTTTTCTTCCATATTGAGCTATATATTGTATTTCCAACAAACATGCTTCTTCTTGGGTTAAGTTATCATGTATTATTTCTATAATAGGGTTACCATATTTTTTAACATAATATCTATGGTGTTTTCCCCTTTTCTTTAAATCTTCAGCTCTTTTATATTTTTGGTATAAAATATGAGAACCTAGTCCTACATAAAACACTTCTAAAGTTTTTGGATTTTTATGAAAATATACATAATAGTTACCCATAATATTTTTATTATAAATATTGGCAGAGCCAGGAACTGTTATTCCTCTCTTAATATAGATTCAGCTATAAATACACCATGGGCTCCACTAACACTAATTCCCCTTGCACTTAAAGCATCCCCAGCAAAATGCACATTTGGATAATTTATTAAAGATAAATCAGAATAATTTACTAGTGGTTCTGCAGAAAGATATTTGCACTCGGGTATATAGATCCCCCAGTCATCTCCTAATGTTGGGAATACTTTTTTCATATCTTCAATAAAATCCTCTACATATTGAAAATAACCACCCATTACCTCTCTCACACCATCCAAAAATTCAATTTGATATGCTGTTACATTATTACCTTCTGATGTTGTTGAAGGTGTACGTGTTGGACTATAATATAAACCAGTACCATTAAATTGTAATTTATTTACAACGTTACGTGACCAAGTAAATGGATCTTCAATACCGTTAATTTCCATCAAGATGCCAAAGTTGGTCATATCATTTCGATAACGCTCATCTTTTTTAGCATGGCCATTGTAACTATGATCTCCATATGTTTCCTCTACAGCAACATAAGCCGCATTATTATTTGTACAAAATGAACGTAGCGAAACACCTTTATCATCAAATTTTCTATATAACTTAAAGTCATATGAAATATCAATTAATTTTTGAAAGTGTTTTTGTGGTGCTTCAAATCGAACTCCAATTTGCACTGATTTTGGTTCATCTGGGAGTTCATATTCGTTTGCTATTTCTTGGGCAAAATCAATACCTGATTTACCTACTGCAAAGATAAGTTCATCATACTCTACAGTTAAACCACTTATTGAATCTAATGTTTTATAAAATAAAGTACTATTATTAAAATTAATCCATTCTACTTTTCGTTCCCATACAAACTTAACTCCTTTAGATACTAAATAATCGTACCATCTTTTTCCTATTTCGTGTAAGTAGTCAGTGCCAATATGATAAACCCCAAATAAACGTAGACCGAAGTATGGTTTGATAAAGTCTGGTTCTTCTGTTGGGTTAGAGTACATGATAGCTTCTGGTTTTGGATGAAAACGTTTTACCATTTCTATAACCTGATCCATTAAGTCGTATGCTTTGTCTTCTCCACAATATTTAGATAATTGTCCCCCAATAGAAGTATGGTATGTCAATTTGCCGTCACTCCAGAGTCCACACCCCATGAAACCGGACATGACTTCATCTGGTTGGCGTTTGTAAGGGTCTTTACCCATATCAATTACTGTAATAAATTCTCCAGGGTAACCATTGTCTACAAGTTTAGTAGCAGCACATATACCAGCAACTCCACCACCAACAATTACAATTTTCTTTTTTTCCATTTTATTATTTATATTTAAATTTATTAATTAATTTTTTAATTTCCAAGACCATTTAAACCCATATGCTGTGTGTTGTTTTCCTATGCAAACTTGTCTAATACTAGATAAATCAAATTTTAAGGTGGTAGATATGTCTTTAGGTCTTGGCCATTCTCTAATAATATTACCACTTAAATCATATTGAGTTATAATATATTTGGTTTTCCTTCCAGTATTTACTTTAGGGGCTACGTTTTGAAATTTTTTTCCTTTGTTAGGACATATTCTTCCTTTAAAGAGTTGACTTAATCTTAACTTAGCACTTTCAGGAAAAAATTCAGGACCATTTCCCCCTTTATTTTTATTTAATAAGTTAAAACCCCAAGATTTGAATAAAGATATGTAATGTTTTTCCCAAAATTTCCATTCATCTTTTGGAATTTCATCTATAACCTCTAAACAAATATCAAAACCAAAGTTTTTCCTATGATTTAATTTTCTTTTAAAAATATTATTTGTTTTCCCTATGTAAAATGGAACATTATCATTTTTATGTAAAAAATAAATATAGTTTGTATTATTTAAAATATCCATTCTGGTTTTGAGTTTGGGGATTTATTATATTTTAAATTTTTGTTTTTAATTTTTTCTTCTATATAAAACTTGCGATATGATTCTACAACATTATTCCCTTTATACTTACCATCCATACACTGAGGGGGATCCATGAATCCATTGTCAGGTAAATTAGGTTCGTTATCTCGAAGCCATTCGAGTACATCTTTTGTTTTATGTTTTTTACCATATCGTTTTTCAAATTCATTACATATTTCTAAACCATGACTAACTAACCATCTATAATGTTGTATAGATTCTCTTGTCCATTTTGTTGAAGGGTGGTTTGTATGTGATTGTTTATATGGTGCTGTTGAACCATTAATCCAATGAGCAACACAACACATTTGGGCACATTCAATTTGCATTTTTCTAATGTGATCATCTGCTAACTCCCTAGCAGCAATGATCGGATTTTCATTAATGTAAAATATATTCACAACTTTTATTGTTTTAAATATACAAAAAAGAAAGTGACCTCCCAAGGGAGGCCACAGATCTCTATTAATTTTTTTAATCGACAGGCTATGAATCTGTCTATATGTTCATATTAATCCAATCCCGATGTTCTGCCAACTGTTCTTTCATTATTTACCCAATCAGATACATCTTTAGAATAGTTTTCTCTAGCTTTATTAAATTCTTGATCATTAATTTTAACTTTTTTATACCACACTTTAGATGGATCTAATATTACAGAAGCATTTAAAATATCTGCTCCAAATTGAGAAACTAAATCATCTTTATATGAATTTAGTTTATCTTGAGCAAATTGATAATTTAAATCAAGCACAAGCATTGAATTAGTTGGAAGTGGTAAATTAGCATTTAATTGATTAATACCAGTCATTTGAACAGGAATAGCTATATCTTTTAACATATCTAAAGTTAAATCTTTAAGTGGAAGGGTTTGACGTCCTTTACTTAAAGCACGTTTAAGTTCCTCTTTTACTAATTCTTTTAAGCTATCTAGCTTCATGATTTATGTATTTTTAGTTTTAATGTTCCTGTTCCTTTAATGACTCTATGATATAAATGTCTTGGTATAAATATACGTTCTTTTAGTGAGGTAGGCAAGCAATTATCTAATTGAAGTTTCCAATTTGTATCTTCTAAGATTTCAACTGTTCTATCTTCATTGTCACGATGCCATAATAGTTCAATTGGGTCTATATTTTCGCTAAACTCACGAATAATATATTTGTCTGTAACTTCTATGTCTGTGTATGGGGTCATTTTTCTTTACGCTCTTGCCATTCGTAAGATACACTATCTTTTACGATAGGACCACCTTTTGCCCAAGTTCTACAAGTACGAGCTGAATGGCATTTGAAACTATGCATCCAACAGTATCCTAATCTTCCATCTTTATCTGATAATGGTCCAGGCATACAATCTTCCATTCTTGGTGAAATATCAAATGCAGCACAATTAGCACAAAGTGATTGTTTAGCTGCTTCAACTGTAGTATTCCAATGTTTTGCTAACTTATCCCAATAATCACCAGGTTTATCAACATTTAAAGGACCATATTTGATATAATCTGCTTTAATAGCTGAGTCTCTATTTCTAGTATTTAGTTCTAGGTTTTGAGTTGGTAAAGGACAAGCCATTAATGCTTTATATAATTTGCCTTCAGCTAAATATTTTTTTAAATCAAAATTATCCATAAGTTATTTTTCTCTAATTAGCAATTCACCTAATACCTCTAAACGTCCAACTTCACGTTGAAATTCATTTTGGTCCATATCTAAAGATATGCCTTTTAATATTTCATTAAATTCTTTTTTAGCTGCTTCCTTATCAAATTTACCTTCAGCTGCCTTTTTGTAGTAAGCAGCTTTTACTTTAAAATGATTATAAGTTAATAATGCTAGTCCACCTTTTTCTTTAGCAGTTTCAGCAATTTTAGCAGCGCCTGCTGCTCGTGTGGTAGCAAATTCTTCAAAAGTTTCTTTTATCTTCTTTGCTTCATTTAATATTTCAAGTAGTTTTATCATTTTTTTACGCAATTAGGATATTTTTTACCAAACATCTTTTTCATTCCTTTTTGAGTATAACCTTTCCAACATTTTTCATTTAATAAGTCTTCATTTTGTTGTATAGGAGCATATCCTGAACCATAAGGTGCAGCTTTACCTGCTTGAGGGTCAGAGGCTTCTTTCATTTTACGTAAGCGTTCTGTTTTTTCTTTAGATGCCTCTTTTTTAGCAGTAATATATTCAAGTCCTTTTTTTAATCTAGCTTTAACTTCAGGATCTTTTGCTTTAGCATAAGCTGCTCTAACACGTTGGTGAATCAAATTAATAATTTGAGATTTACGAGCGTGTTTTTTTGATTTAAATGATGTTTTAGATAACGTATCTTTTATATCTTGAGCAGTTTTAAATTTAATGCTAACTGTATCTTTGGGATTTTCATCTGTGTATAAACGACGACCTGATCCTTTAGGTTTTTTACCTGTGCCTGTTT